ACATAATACTTCTCCTAAAACGTTACCGTGTGATTCTAAATAATAAATATTAGATAGCTTTAAGTTATTAGTTTGTGGAGCTGAAGGTTGTCCATCTGTAACTTCTTTTTGAGTTAATACTGAATCTCTTAAATATTTTGCAATTTCAGCTTTTGTTGTTTCAATTAATTCAGATCCATCAATACTTATAAAATATTTTACTTTTGGTCTTGAATTACTTCTTGGATAGAATCTTAATAATTCAGTTCCTGAAGTTGTTTTGAAAATTTTATTATCTACTAAAACATCTAAATGATATAAATTTCCTTGTCTTTCTTTTCCTGTAGCAGCTCTCATATCAATTGTTGCTTGTTTGTTTTCATAATCAACTCCAGTTGATCCATACATTTCAGACATTTTATAAATTAGAACATTACTTACTCCTAAGTCTTTTAACTTCTTTTTAGCAATACTATCATTTAAATCCTTAACATAACCAATTTTGAAGAATTCACCTTTTCTAACGTTTTCAATAAAAGAATACACATCATCTCTATTTAAAGGAGTAATAGGAGAACGAGTTAAATCTTCTTCTAATACTAATTCAGTTTCTTCTTCAGTTGATTCATCTTCTGCTTCTTCAGGATTAATTAAAGCTAAAATTTTATTTAACGCTTCATTATATCCTTTATCAAAATCAGATTCTACTTTTTCATCTTCAATTATTTCAGTTTTAATCTTTTCAATTATATCTTCAATTGATAAAGTAGATTCTTCTTCAGAATCTAAAATTTCATTATCTTTAACTGTATCTACTTCTTCATCAGCTTCATTTAAATCTTTATTTAAGTTTTCTCTTATAGTTTTAAATCTTGCGATCTCAAATTGAAAAGCATCAAAATTATGTGCATCATCATTTTCTGGAACTTCAAGAACTACAACATACTCAACATCTTCATCACGACAAGTTTCAACTAATTTTTTAGCATATTGAATTGCTTCTTGTTCACTGTTAAAGCTATCTTTAAATTCATCTAAATATTTATAGTCAGTATCTTCATCATCGTTAGTATATAAATAACCTACTTCATAATTATAGTTATCACAAGTAATATTACCTTCTCAATCATATGTATCTCCATAATTATCTCTATAATATGACTTTTTAACTTCTTCCTTTAATGATTCAGCTTTAATAGCTGTCATATAAGTTCCTAAAGTAGATAAAATAGCTGAGTCATTTGCATTTCTCATTCTCTGTAACTTATACATACAAGAAATATAATTTTTATGTTCTATTTCTTCTTTATGATCTTCTAAAGTTTTAATAGCTTTAGCTAACATTAATTTTGCTGTTTTTTCATTTTTTCAATCTTCATATTTATTTAAAACAGTCATAACAGTAACTTTTTTATCTGTTTTAGTTATTGTATTTTCAGTTAAGCTAACTTTTGATTTATTTAATTCTCTTAAAGCTTCTTGAATAATATTCATTTTATATTAATCTCCTTTTTTTATTTTATTCTTTAAATTTAGCAAATAAATTATCTTATATTTTCAAATAATTTTAAATCAGCTTTTATTAACCTTAATAATTTAAAACAAGGAAGTAAATCATAATTTTTAAAATAATTATTTAAAACTCTTGTTATTTCTTCAGCTCTACTATGTTTTAAAAATAATTGATTATTTTCTAATTTTTTAGAATACAGTATAATTTGAAGATTTAATGCAGCTAATGTACTTAATACATCTTCTGCATTAAACTCCTCTTTAACTATATTCTTATATAAAGGAGATTTTTTAGAATTATAATTTTTTCTAATCATCTCATAAAAATTAGAAACATCTAAGTGTCTGTTATCATTAATGAATTTAATTGTTTCTAAATCAATTCCTTCTTTTAACACTAATTTATTTAAATATTTATTTACATTAATTCCTGAAGATTGCATTTCAGTTAATAATAAAATTAAATCATTTTTTGTAAGCATTTTAATAAATTCCTTTCATTAAAACAATATTATAAATTTTCATCTAATAAATTTAAACCTAAATCATCAGGAGAAGGAAGATCTTCTTCTTCATCTTCTACTCCTTCTTCATTTATTGTTTGTTTAAATTCATCGTTTTCAAAAGATTCTAATTCAACATTTAAATCATCTTCTGAATTATTTGTTTTAGTATTTTCAGTTTCATCTTCAGTTTCTTTATCTTCTGCTTCTAATGAATCGATATATGCTTGAAGATATGAAATAACTTCAGAATCATTTACTACTCCAGCTAATAAAGCTTTGTAAATTTTTAATTTAGTTGCTTTATCTTCAATATCAGCTAATTGATTCATTAAATCACCAACATAACGAATTCTGTTATCAGTATTAGTTCTTCTATCTAATTCTTCTTGAGTTATTGGAGTTTGCATTCTAACTGTAAACTTATTTACATAAGAATCTAATCCTCTATCAATTAAAAATAGATTAATAATATCTGTTACTAAAGTACATAAAACTTGTTGAATCTTTTTAATAGATTTACCATATCTAGAAGATAAAATTGTTAATGAAGTTCCTCCATTAAATCCTGCTCCATCTTCTGTAAATCCGAAGAATTGTTTTGGAACTTTTAATGATCCAAATAATTTATCTCTAAAATACTCTATATCAACTAACGATTTAGGATCAAAGTCTCCACCAATAGTAGTAGCATTTATATTTCCTTGTCCTCCGTGAACTGGAACATAAATAGTATTTTCAATAGGACCTGTACTATTATATTCTGACATTCCAGATTCAACATTTATAGCTGATTTTTGCTCAATTTTATCTTTTAATCTTTCCATAAAATTTCTAACTTGTTCTTTAGGCATATCTCCTACTTCAACTGTTAGAATTCTTACAACTGCTGATTTTGTTAGACGATTAAGTAAAGCAGACATTTCTAGTAAATTTAATTCTCTTCAAATTTTAAATGAATTATAAAGAATTGATTGTCCTCTTTTTATAGAATAAGAACTTTTAACAACATTATAATCTTTATCTTCACTTGAAGAATTTAAATCTTCAATAAAAATATCAATTTCTTCTTTTTTTCTTTGAGAAGTGTTTTCTAAAGATCCATGAGCAAAACTCATAGCATCAAATATTTCAATATCTTTTTTATTTACTTTATATTTGTTTACACCTAAATAATTATTTATAACTTCATTATTTGTATTAACTGCTGTTATAGAATTTACAGGTGCTTGAATAAATCCATGAGTTTTTCCAAATTTTTGTAAATCTAAAACTTCTCCAGGATTTGGTACCATTTCAACATAAGGAACATAAGGATCTTTATCCAAATCATATATTCTTATTTTAACATCTTCATTTAATACTTCTTTTGGAGTTAAAGACTCATTTAATTGCTTTGTTCTTGAATTATCTTTAAATAATAAATCATTTCCATAATCTGATTGTCTAAAAAGTCTTATAAAAACATCTCCATAAGTAACTAAACAATAAGATCAAGAATAAATATGTTTATTTATATCTAAAGAATCTAATAATCAGTTTGTATAACTTAAGACATTTGGATCAGAACTTTCAATTCAAACAGACTCTCCTTTATCATTAGATTGTATAGCATCTTCTGCGTAAGTTTCTAAAACTGCTGAAACTACATCATCTTGAGCCATTGAATCTAATAATTGATACATTTGTTCTCTACTTTGAGTTGATTGTGATAAAGAATTTAAAGATGATAAATCTAGTGTTCCTATAGAAGCACCATCTAAAATACTATCTACAAATGAATTTTTTAAATCTATTCCTAATTCAGGTTCAGGTGTAGGAACAGGTTTTATTTTTTGGTTAGTATCCATTATTTCTCTCCTTGTTAACTATTTATAATATTACTATTTCATCATATAAATTAATTATATCTTTTATATTTGAAGGATGATCCATATTATTATTAAATACTGAATGTAATTTTTTTAATTCTTCTTCTAAACTTATTGTTAATTGATTTACATCATCAGCTTTACGAGAATCTTCATTCATTCTTAATATTTCTTCAGCTGATTCTCCATAATCATATGCAAACTCTTCTGCATGTAAAGAAGCATTATATAAAGCTCCACAAACAGCATCTGAAACATCTTTCGACCCACCATCTGGGTGATCCACCTTACCTGTATCTAAATTTCTTTCTAGATCAGTAATTTCTTGTTTTAATAGTCTATCTCCATATACCTCAAGTCTTTTTTCATATATAGCAGATTTAAATGCTAAATAAGGTTTACAAACTTTATCAGAATCAACTCTATCTACTGATAATATACTAATAGGATATCCTTCAGCTTGTAATATTTGTTGTAAGTCAGCTGATTGATAAGTATCTGATGTAATACCTTTTATATTAAATCCTCTACTTTTTAATCATCTAATAAACTGACGATTTTTTTCAAAACTAATTTCTCTACCTTTTGGAGCTTTAATTGCTACTGAAAATGCTAGAGAATAAAATAAATCTTTATCTTGTAGATTTGGGTCTACACTTGGTTTTTTACCTTTTATAAAAACACCAGCAATACCAGTTCGGTCACCTGTTTTAGACATATCGAGATGTATGTATAGAGGTTTACTTTTTAGTTTAGAATCTATTTTACTTAAATCAAAGAAATTATAATATTGAACTTCTTTATCATCAGGACCATTTCCTATAGTTAAAATTTCATTTTTAAAAGGATTTGTAATTCTTTTAGTAACAATTTCGTTATAAGCTTGTCCACTAATATATTTAGTGATACTTGAACTTGAAATACCTGCAAAGTCACATAACGCTCTATCAATATCATCTAAGAAATCAGCTTTCAAATCTACTGGAGCTTCTATTATTTTGTATCCTTTGTTAATATACATATCTGAAGGATGATCATCTGGAATTACCATAGACTCTAAGAATTTATTACCTAAAGCAATTCTAAACATTTTATCTGAATAAGTTCCTTTAGGTTTAACTTCCCATACACTACCATCTGAAATATAAACATTATCTTTTTCAGATTTTAGTTTTTGTTTCATATGTTCTTCTAGAAATGATTTATCACTTCTTTTAGAAGAAGCAAGAATTAATAATGTTGGATTTTTACCTTTATATACGAAACGTGTTTTCATACCACCTATAGCAGTATTTATCATATCTTTTGCTTTTGCTTTTTGTTTTTCAACATCTTTATTTTTAATAAATGAAATTTCATCAAAGAAAGCAAAATATACAGGTAAACCAATTAAATCATCTGCTTGAGAACCAATTTTAATGTCAATTGCAACTTTATCATTAAATTTTTTAGGTACTCATATTTTTTTAGTTCTACCTTCTAATTCACCATTCCTCATAAATCAAGGACTTGATTGTAATGTATTTTGGAATTTACTAATTCCAATTTCTTCTGCTAGATCTAATTTAATATTCATAAAAGCAAACACTATTTTTTCTGTAGGTTTTAAATGAAAATATCCAACAGGATCTTTTAAACATAATATTCTATGTAACAAATAAGCTGCAATTAAAGATGCAATTTCTGATTTTCCTCGTCCACGAGAACCACTAAGAATAGCATTATTAACTGTAGTTGTTATATTATCTGGAAATAATTTTTTTAACTCTTTTCTCCAATAAGGATATAATTTAGAATTTCCTTCATTATCATGTCAGGCATTTCCTAAATATTCATATGAATCAACAAATGTCTCAATATCTACAGGTGCTTCTGTATAATCTTCTAATAATAAATTGTTTAATTTATCAGAAGATCCTTTTTCAACCATTTCAGTTAAAATAGAAAGAGCTAACTCTTTCTCTTCAGGAGTTAGCGTATCAAGTAAATTTAAATCAATATTATTTTTAATTGAATTGTCCATGATATTTCAACTGACCTTTCTATAATATATTTTGTATATTAAATTTAAAAATATTATAGTTTTCCTTAAATTCGTTATTTACCATCATAAAAAGTCTAAAGACATTTTTAGATGATATAACGATATAATATATAGTTATAAGTATATACTATATTATATTTATATATTTATATACAATTATTTTTATTTAATTTTTTAAGATTTTTTCTTCTTAAATTTTCCTCTTTCTTTTCCTATTGCATTTGATAAATTAATTAAAGCTTCATCAGAATCAAGATAATCTTTTAAATTTCCTTCATCATCATAATCATCTAAAGTTAATTGAATTGCTTTATTATAATCAATTCCATATATTTTAGGAAAAATAAACTTACTATAATTATTTTCCATATTTTCTTTCATATAATTTATATAATTGTTTATTACAGAAGCAATTTTCTTAAGTCATTCTACATTATTTAAAACTGAAAGAATATGTTTACAAGCAGCTCCTTTAGAATCATTAGGATTTGTTATATTTGAAGG